GAAAAATTAGATGGTAGTATTTACACTATTAAAACACCTTTTTCACAAATGAAGTATGAAAGGTTAATTGATGAAAACACTTCTTTAAATACAGATGCTCAAGTTGGTTGGTTTGTTGACGATAACCAAGAATCTTATATTGGTAAACCTTTAATATTTTATCCTATAAGGCAAACATCAGCAACACCAATTGCATTTTTAAATTCAGCTACATCACAAAGCCAAATAGCCAATTATAATATACCTTCAAATAGTGTTGCATTGACATCTGCTGCAAGTTCCTACAACTTGAATTTCTATAATGAATCCAATGAATATACAGGAGGTTCTACTTTTACAAACACATTATTTCAAGCATATTACAGTAATTACATAACAAGTGTTTTTAATTCATCAAATAGAATCACAAAAGTAAGCGCCTATCTACCATTAAGAATTTTACTTAATTACACTTTAGCAGATAGATTTGTAATTAATGGAAATAGTTATAAAATAAATTCAATAACAACCAATTTTGATAGCGGTAAATCAGAAATAGAATTATTAAACGATTTATAATGATAGAGAATATTTTATTTTTATTAAAAGATACAGACTGCAAGGCAGACATTGTGCAATTAGCAAAGGGGAAAAACAAGTTTCCAAATAGTTTCAGAGAATTAATTACAAGACAAAAGCAAGAATTAGAATGGAAAAAATAATAATTGATTTAGAAGCTAAAACGGATAAGGCTTTAAAGGGCGTTGAAGAACTCAAAAAAACTATTGAAGAATTAGGAAAAGAAGTTTCTGATTCTAACAAGGCAACAACAAATTCCTTAAAGGGTGTTGAAAAAGCATCTAAAGGAGTTGCTAAAGGGGTTCAAGCAGTTGGTACAGGATTAAAGGCAATTGGACTTGGTTTGATTATTGGTGCTTTAGGAACGTTAAAAGAACTTTTTGAACAAAATCAAAAGGCGGTTGATTTCTTTAGTGTTGCTTTTGAAACTGCTTCTGTTGTGGTTGGGCAAATGGTTACTGCTTTTACAAATGTTTATGAATCAGTTGCAAAGAGTTCTGAAAACTTCGATGCACTTGGTAAGGTAATGAGTGGTATTTTAACGGTTGCAATAAACCCTTTTAAATTAAGTTTCTACGCAATTAAGTTGGCAATTCAAGAAGCACAATTAGGATGGGAAAAAAGTTTTTTAGGGGATAAAAATCCTGAAACAATTAAGAACTTAACATTAGATATTTTAGAAACAAAAGGAGCTATTGTTGAAGTATCAAATGAATTTGTTAGTGCGGGTAAAAGCATTGTTGATAATTTTGGCGAAGCAATAACTGAAACAACAAACATAGCTAAAAACGTAGTTCAAGAAGTTGGTAAGATTAGTATAAAGACAGCTTTAGAAACTGCAAAAGCAAATACAGAATTACAGAAATCTGCTGAAATAGCGGGAGCAATGCAAGGTTTATTGTTTGAAAAGTTTGACAGACAAGCAGAAAAATTAAGGCAAATAAGAGATGAAGAAAGAAACACTTTAGCGGAACGTAAAAAAGCAAATGATGAATTATTAATTGCGGTAAATAATGCAGAACAAGCAATGCTTTCACAAGCTAGACAACAATTAGCAATTGCAAATGCAAACCTTAAAAAGGATTCAGAAAATATAGAGTTTAGGGTTGCACAAATAGAAGCATTGAAAGAGTTGGCTGGAGTTGAAGCACAAATAGAAGGTTTAAGGTCAGAGCAAAAGGCAAATGATTTAGCACTAAGTAGAGAACAGATAGAACTAACAAATTCAAAAGCAGAAAGTGAATCTAATCTAAGCATTGAAAGAAAAAGATTTAATGCAGAATTAATTGAAGATGAACTTGCGAGGTTAGAAGCCTTAAAGGTAGTTGATGAATTAGAAAAAGAGCAAGAATCCATAAGACTTGAAGCAATTGTAGAAAATGCAAACTTAGGTACACAAGCAAAAGTAGATGCACAAATTGCACTTGATGAATTTTTAGAGCAATCAAGACAAGTTAACATAACAAGAGATACGGAAATTGCAGAAGCAGAAAGCGAATTATCTAAACAAAAGATAAAAGATAAAGCAATGGTTGTAGATGCAATCTCACAATTTGCAGATGCAGAATCAGGCATTGGTAAAGCCTTGTTAATAGTAAAACAAGCACTTGCATTGCAAGAAACTTTAATGGATGTAAGACGAATTACATTTAAAGGAGTTGAAGCAGTTGGTTCTGCGGGTGTGGCTACTGCTCAAAATGTTGCTGAAAGTTCTAAAATTGGTTTTCCTCAAAACCTTATTACTATTGCGGGTGCTATTGCACAAGGTGTTGGAATTGTGAAGTCTGTTAAAAGTGCGGTATCAAAAACAAAAGCAAAAGGTGGGGGTGCGGGTGCATCAGTTCCAAGCATACCAACACCATCACTACCTTCTTTACCTCCCGCATTTAATGTTGTCGGAGCAAGTGGAACAAGTCAATTAGCGGATGCAATAGGCGGGCAATCACAACAACCAACAAGAGCATACGTAGTTTCTGATGATGTTACAACTGCTCAATCAATGGATAGGAATATTGTTGATGGTGCATCAATATAAAATACAAAAACAAACAAAAAAAACATTATATAATTATGAAGATAATAGAATTAATTTTAGATGAAGACGAAGCAATAGGAGTTGAAGCAATTTCAGTTGTTGAAAACCCCGCTATTGAATCAGATTTTATTGCTTTAAATAACCAAGAGATTAAACTTGCAGAAATAAGTAAAGAGAAACGTTTGTTAATGGGAGCATTATTAATACCAAAGAAGCCTATTTACAGACGTAATGGAGAGGATGAGTATTATGTATTCTTTTCTGCTGATACTGTCTTAAAGGCATCCCAAATGTATTTGCAAAATGGAAACCAATCTAATTCTACTTTAGAGCACGATGGCAAGTTAAGTGGTTTAACATTGGTTGAGAGTTGGATAGTAGAAGACAAGGCAAAAGACAAGACTGCTTTATATGGTTTAGATGTTCCCGTAGGTACTTGGATGGGTTCTGTAAAGGTTGATAATGATGAGGTTTGGAATGACTACGTAAAAACGGGAAAGGTAAAAGGGTTTAGCATTGAAGGTTATTTTGCAGACAAATTAGAAAGACCAAACGAAGAACTAAAAGAAGATTTATCTGTAATGGAAGAACTTAAAAAACTATTATCATAATGAGCAAAGCAGTTTATTGTAAATGTAAGAATACTTATTCTATTGAATGTAAAAACGAGCAAGATTGTGATGCACCTGATTATTGGAAGCAAGGAATTGGTAACATAAATTCAACAGAGGAAGAATAAATATTTTTTTGAAAATACAAAATTAACATTAAATTTTATTATATAATTATGAACGCAGAAAAGAAAGTATTTAGTAGACTCTTTACAGAAGATAAAACAGAGTTGGCAACGCAAAAGATTGAATTAAGCGTTATTGATGACATCGATAAAATGACTTCTAAAGGTCTTTCAGATATGTTGGAGGCATCATCTTTGGCTCAAAAAGCTATAAAGGCTTACGATTCCGCATCACAAGTTTATGCACAAGCGGAAAATTTATCGGACAAGGCAATATCACAAGCACAAGATTTAGGAGCTAAGCAATTAGTTAAGCAATTAAAAAGTAAATCTTCTAATATATCTAAAGACATTAAAAGAGCCAACTCTATATCTAATAAGATTAAATCATTAATATAATTAAATTAAATATATGAACACAAAAGAAACACTAAACAAAGTTAGAACCTTACTTGGTATTGAAGTAAAATTCGAGCAAATGAAACTTGATAATGGTGCAGTCTTAGAAGCAGAAGTATTTGAAGCGGGTGCAGAAATCTTTGTCGTTGCAGATGAAGAAAGAGTAGCAGTACCTGTTGGAGAATACCAAACCGAAGATGGCAAAATTATTGTAGTTGCAGAAGAAGGTATTATTGCAGAAGTAAAAGATGCAGAAGCTAAAGAAGAAGAAGCACCTGTTGAAGAAGAAGCGGTAAGTGAAGAAGTAGTTGAAGAAGAAATGGCAAATGAACAAGCAACACCTAAAAAGGTTGTGAAGTCAATTAGCGAAGAAACATTCTTTTCAGAAATTGAAAAACTACGTAATGAAATTAACCAACTAAAACTTTCTAAAACTGAAATAAAAGAAGAAGTTAAAGTTGAATTATCAGAAGTTGAAGGAATTTCACACAATCCCGAAGCAGTAACTGAAAAAAAAGAATTAAACCTTTATTCTCAAAAAGGTAAAAGTACAGTACAAAGCAGAATTTTTAACAAATTAAATAAATAAATAAAATGGCATTATCAATAACAAGTACTTATGCGGGAGAATTTGCGGGAAAATATATTTCAGCAAGTTTACTAAGCGGTAACACAATTGCAAACGGTTTAATTGAAGTAAAACCAAATGTAAAATTCAAAGAAGTTTTAAAAAGAGTTGACTTATCAGGAATGATTGCAAACGCAAGTTGTGATTTTACAGATGCGGGAACAGTTGCATTAACTGAAAGAATTTTAGAGCCTAAAGAATTACAAGTAAATTTAGAACTTTGTAAAACACCTTTTCAATCTGATTGGGAAGCAATATCTATGGGATATTCAGCACACGATGATTTACCAAAAACTTTTTCTGATTACTTTATTGGACTAATGGCAGGTAAAATTGCAGAAGCTACTGAAAACAGTATCTGGAGTGGAACTGCAGGAGCAGGTTCTTTTGATGGATTCGCTACATTATTAACTGCTGCTACTTTACCAGCAGGACAAGATATAGTTGGAACAACAGTAACATCTGCAAACGTACTTGCTGAAATCGGAAAAGTAGTAGATGCTATTCCAAGTTCAATAGTAAACAACGAAGACCTATTTATTTATGCATCAAACAATGTGTTTAGAGCATATAAAAGAAGTTTAGGCGGATTTCAAAGTCAAGGACAGGGTGCAAACGGTGTGAACGGTTTAGGAAACAACCAAGATATCGATGTACAGTATTTTGACGGTATTAAAATTGTAGTTGCAAACGGATTAGCAGACAATAAAATGGTCGCTTCTTTGAAAAGTAATTTAGTATTCGGAACAGGTCTTTTATCAGATGCAAATGAAGTAAAGGTTTTAGATATGGCAGATTTAGATGGTTCTAAAAATGTTAGATTTATCGCACGTTATACTGCGGGAGTACAGATTGGAGTATTAGAAGACGTAGTTTTCTATTCTTAATCACTAATAATTAAATAATATTAAAGGGTAGGTAGTTCATCTGCTTACCCTTTTTTTAATAACTTAAAACATAAAACACAATGGCTTGTACATTAATATCATCAGGAAGAAGTTTAGCCTGTAAGACATCCGTAGGGGGTTTAAAAGCAGTATATTTTGCTTCTT